TTTCTAATACGAACATAGGCAAGCATTACTACTGGCTGGCGGAAGCCAGCAGTTACTTGACGGTCCATTAATTCAAAGGCTCTATTGCCATATGTCTTTAATACGTTTTCAAAGTTTTCGGTTAAACCAGGTATCTGTAAGTCTGTCCACATTCTACCTTTAGGTTGAAAACCAACAGTAGCATCTTGGAAAGTATCCCAGTCAACAGATTTAACAGCCTTATGCCACTTATCAGGAATAATTTTTTGTGCTTTTTTCTCTAATACACTAAGTTCATCATACTTGTCACGAACAATCTTTAACAAGTTAGCATTAAATCCTTCTGCTGTGCCATGAAAGGTTGTATAAGAATCGAGAAGAATACGGTCAACTTGGTCTACCGCAATATCTACTGGTAATACTTTTGCTTGATTTAACTCACTGCTTCTTGATGACATTTGAAGAAATTCTCGAACAGCGCCTTCATCTTCAATAACAAAACCATATTTAGGTGACATTAACTTAACGCCATCTTCACCAATTTGCTCAACTAGTTCTGTATTGCGTCTAATACCAATAGATAACAATAGTTGGTCTTTTGCTTTGCGAAAATCAGCCGCTGTTTCTAATCCATTGTTTGCAAAGAAAACTGCAGGTGGGTCAACTAACAATTTTCCATTCTTGCCTGAAAGACTTTTTGTGTTTCCATAAAAACGTCTAATAAAACCACCAAAATGAACAGCAGCAATTCCTTTGCCACCATAGACTTTTGACCTAGCAAGTTCTTCTGTAGTTACAAATCCGCTACCACCAGTTACCGCGTCAATATCTTTTAACATTAAATCATAACTGCTAGATGGAACAATTTCTTCTAATAATTCTTTTTCTAATTTACCAGTAATGCTAGCAGCACCAGCAATAGAACGTGTTGATGCATTAAGTAAGACAGCACTATGTGCTAAACCTTCAACCATAAAGTTTGCTTCATCACCTGAAATACTTGGAAACAATGTTCTATTTGTAAATGGCATTACAGCGTCTTGTGCCATGCCATATGCAACATCTAATTGGCTAACAAGTTCATCGCTAACAAATTCACCCTTAGCAGCAAGTGCAGAACGTTTCTCACCCCATTGTGTTGAAGTAAATGTATCTGAAATTCTTTTTGCACCAATATACTTTTTTAATCCTTCACGCAATGGTTCGGCTTTTTGGCTACCTGTATATCTTGTAGCCATCTTGCCTAGTTTATGACCCTTACGGGTTGCAAATTCAAATACTTCTTTTGCAGGTGCGGTTAAAAGAAACATAAATGATTCATCAATCATGCTTCGTATACCTAATCGTGGAAACAAAGTAAGCACAGACCATGCGTTAACTAAATCATCGGCTAGTTTAAGTTGTGTTACTCCACCAGCAGCAGAAATAAGATTCTTTTTGCTTTTAATCTGACCAGCCATTTGGGCTATTTCAATATAATTTAAAGAACCTATAGCGCCAGCCTCTTGGAAAGGATGTATAATGCCAGATGATTCATAAAGAAGTCCTTCATCGCTAACTTTTAATCCAACTTTACCAACTTCATCAGCAAATTTAGAGTTAACTTTTAATTGACTTACAATTGAAAGACCTTCGGCACTACCAAACTTTTCTTCAAGCATAGTCTTAATAAGTTTTTGACCATCTGGATGTCCATCAAGACCAAAACGCTGTGCAATTGCATAATACATATTACGCATTATAACAACTTGGTCATTTGCTTCTGCAGCAACAAATCTTTGAGTTACAAAATCAGCCAAATCACGTGGAAGAATTTGACGAGCAACTGCTCTAAAGTTATCAGCAGTTTTTATTGCATTTTCTCCAAGTAAAATTACCCCACCTTGAGGACTGCGTGTAAATCTTTGAGCAATTTTTTCTTTAATTGACATTTCTTTATAGAATTTTTTAATATCAGAAATATCATCTGCAATTAATTCACCATCTTTGCCAAGTTTGCTTATAATATCAATAGCATCTTGACCTTGTTCATTACGTTCAGCAATATTACGTGTGTTTGGATTAAGATAACTATCAATCCATCTACCTAATCCCATACCTAAACGGCGTTGGTCACGTGCTACTGCTACACCATTACGGAAATATTGAATTCCATTAACACGACCACCTAATAAAAGGTTTGTATTTTCTGCTAGACTAAAATATCCAACAGCAGATTTAGCATCAACAATTTCAGTTTTAAGTAATCCTTCAATTGCGCCATCTTCGTTAAATGTTGGAAAATCTTTTTTAAATTCTCTAACAGCAGTTGAACGTTCAGCAGAACCTGCTGGTAATTCTCTTATGTTTTCTAGCCGTTTACCAGCATCATCCCATAACATTGCAAGCCCAGGATACTTTACAAAAACATCTTTAACTCCAGCAGGACCAAATTGTTGAATTTGTTTTGCAATCTTTTCGCCTTGTTTAACTCCAGTAAATAATTTACTTGTGCCAAATGTTAAATAAGTTAATGGGTCTACAACAATTTGATATGTAAAATCAATTACCCCAGAACCAAATTTTTGTCCCTTATCAATGTAATCTTCTTCCCCAGATAAAACCTGCGCTTTGGTTGGTTTAGTGTCAAACATTCTAAATATATCGCGACCAGGAGATACTTGAGAATAACTTACAGCATCTCTTACTTGTTTAAATAATTTAGGGTCGTTGTATAATTCTTCTAATGCTTTAAGTTTGTTAGCATTTAGTTCTCCACCTTTAGCAACAATCTCACCTGGCTTTAATCCAGCAATTAAACCCTGAGCAATCTCTACGCGCTCTGCACCAAAGTATTCAATTGCTTGATTTAAAGCACCTTGGTCATAAACTTTACGACCTTCCCAAGCGTCACCCCAAGTTTGTTTATTAAATAAACCTTCACCTTGTGCAGCCTGACGCACCGCTAGGTATGGAGTATTAATAGCCCTAGTCCATTTACCTAATGCACTAAATAAACCAATCAAAGGAGATGCTAAACCTTTACCAACACCAACAACACCACCAATTACTTTTTCTTTTGTAGTGTCATCTTCTTCTGCATAAGCAGCATTAGGATAAAGATATTTAATTTTTTCTTGTGCTTCTGGTTCTAAATCAAAAAATATTTTTTTTGCTTCTGCAGTAGGCAATTTCATTAACTCTTTATTTTTTTGAACAGTAAAACTAAACTCTTCTAACTGCAGTTTTTGAGCATCGTTGATATTGCTTTGCTTTGCTGCCGTATAAAGATTAGGGTTTGTTTTTGCTACAACAAAATTTATTGTATTAGCCATTAGTAACCTTCGTCAACTAATGCTCTGTAAATTAATTCTGTTTCTCCTGTTGGGTCAAATCTAATAAGTTCTCTTAAAGTATCTGTAAGGCTTCCTGTTTGCCCAGGTCGGTCCATCATTGCTTCTGAGCCAACACCCTCACCAATATTTACACCAGCAGTAACAGGTTCATTTGGTCTTGAAGTTGGAGCCATCAAAGGAGTTACCTCCACCATTGGCTGTTGAGAACTAGCCATAGGTGCTGCAACTTGTTGGTCATACGTTGCTTGACCTTCGCCATATGGAAGTCCAGGAATATATGTAGCAGGTTGAGATGGTCCACCATCAGTGCGTTGTGATAATGCTCCTGGTCCACTTACTGGTGCAGGATTTTCGGGCTTGCGGTATCCGCCTTGTTCCATTAGTCCTCATCCTCATCATATTCAAAAGGGTCAATTACATTAGGTATTTCAGGAAGTAGCCAATCAGGATATGCAGCACGAATTTCTAAAATTCCTAAAGATAACTCAACAGAAAATCCAGCCTTACGTAATGCTTTGTAATACTCGTTTATTGAAATAGCATACATTTCTAAAGGAGTATATCTTTCATCCTTAACAGTTATAACTCTTTTTTTTCTAGCAGCCATTTTAAACTGCTCTTTGTTGTTTTATTCCAACGCTTCCAGTTGCTCTACCACCAGAAGTAAGTTGCGATAATAATGTTTGTATATCTGGTCTTGCTTGTTGCTCTGAAGGAGCGCCTCCAACTGGCGCTTCAGGAGCAACGGGGACAGGTTGCTCAACCGATTGAGTAGCACCAGGTGGAGGATTCTGTGGGGCAAAGACATCTTCAATAATGTCTTCTATATTTTTCCCAGTTCTACGTCCCTTGATTACATCTGCAATACGTTTAATAATTAAACTTGGGTCTTGTCCTTGTGTTGCCATCTGTGGAATGGCTTGTGTGTATGCCTGAATAGAATTAATTAATGCAGAACGCATAGTTTCAATTTCAATTTTTTCTTGCTCTTGAGTTACGTTAATTCCAAATGGCAGTTCACGCATAGCCATGTCTTTAGAAATTAAACCGCCACCAAGTGCTTGTAGCATAAAGATAAGTCCTTGTGCTGGGTTAAGACCAGCAAGCATCCCATAGCGAACATCGCAAGAGTAGTCACCCTTAATATCTCTTGTTGGTGTGTATTCAACTTCATAAGGAGAACCAGCGTCTACACCACGAATAGTCTTTGTTTCAGGAAATATAAGTTCATCAACCTGAAAACAGATAGTTATAATATCTCGAAGAGATGCAGCAAAAATTGCTTGTGCTGATTTAACTTGTGTATCAAACGCTCCCATAAGAGCCTGAACGCCTTGTCCTGTAACAACAGATGCGTCAATGTTTCCTGTTCTTGATTCAGGATAACGAGAACCTACACGCAGTTCTTGATTTAGAATGTTCTGTTCTGTAAATGCACCTGCTGGTATAGACAACTCAACACGGCGCACACCTGCTGGGTTAGCAGTTCTAATAACTGCATCTCCACCAAGTTGTAGTTCTTGAACATCTTGCGGTAGAACAATTGGTGCTTGAACTGACTTCTCTGCTGCTTCCATCGCAAGTAATGCGAACCTGTTACGAAGCAACTGGATGCCTAGAACATCATCAAACTGTCCACGCATTTCACCATCAATAGATGGTTTACGCGCTACAACAACCATCATTTTACCAATTGGATTTGCAGCCAAAGATAAAACTAAATTATCTCTTGTAGGCACATAAACAATTGATTGGTCTTTATCGTAGTAGCGAATCATTTCAATCTCAGCATTTAAGTTCTGGTTATATCTTTCAGAACCTAGCAACTGAAGTTCATACTCTGGGAATTGAGAAACCAATTCACCCAAAGTCTGTGTGTAGCGTTTTGCAAAAGCGATGCAACGTCCATAGCGGTCAAATTCTGGGTAAGCCCCAATTGGATTTTCTATGCGGATACGTGGCAGTTTGCTTTCTTCGTCTAATTCAATAATGAAAGGGACGAAACCGTATGTTAAATACCAGTCAGCACCAGAATACATGTGGACTGATAGGTCAGAGTGTTGGAAATAATTAGAAGCAATGCGAGTGCGCTTGTCAGCAAATTGACGAGCACGGTCTGATACTTGGTTTGCTGCTGAGCAGTTAACTGCTGGTAGCGGAGCCATAACTTCTGAAAGGTCACGGGCTACAATATCAATAAAGTTAGCGACTACGTTTGCATCTACGCCTTCAGGAAAAAATTCAGGATAGACTTCAGAAATATGTCCCTTGCGCACAGCAAGAACATCAAGGCTGCGAGCATCACGTTCACGACTTCTATGGCGAAGAGAACTAACCCTTGCTGCCACTTGCTCCATTGTTAATGCCATTGTTGTCCTATCCGTAAGTTTCTTGCCATTGCTCTGCAAAGGCTTCGTCTAAATTAATTGAACCACGTCTATCTTTTTGAGAACGTGTAGCCCATCGGTTATAAGCATGTGATGCACCACGATTAGCATTTTGCATAAGTTCGCGGCAGCGAATAATTGCAAACCATAAAGCCATAACGCAGTCTGTCTTGCCTCTAGTATCAGGTTTCCAAGTCAACAATTGTTGAGTCAAAGCCTTAATGCCTTCAGAGTTTTCTGATGAAGGTAGTTCGATTATATTGTTTCTCTGAAACTTTTCTTCTCGCACAGTCCCGAACAGTGTAGACATTGACGCAACTCCAAAGGATGTGTCCCATTTATTTTTTCCTGTAAAGTGAGCATCAAGCCGAACGCCGTAAGAAGCAAGCCAGTTTCGTAATTCATCATCGAGTGAGTAGGCTTTTTGGTGGGCGTTGATTTCGACCCGTAGTTCTTGCGGTTTGTATTTCTGAACCAGTTCTTCAATTGTCGCCCTAATCTTTTGTGGTGTTGGTTCTGACATGTTTACACAATCAAGAACATAAATCTTTCCATCTGCTCGGTTATAAGCAACTACTACAAATGCAGCGTTACCAGCCATAGCAGGGTCAAAGCCAATTACAGTATGAGTTTCAATTTGTGTAGGATGTCCTACAGCACCTCTTTGTAAGATTCCTTTTTTACGTGCTCCGTTAGTGCTTCCCGCAACCAGTATTGGTGGGAAGATGGAGTCTTCTTGAATGTCT